TCAGATCGTTCATCGTGTCGGCTGTGAGGAGGGTCACACCGTCCACATAAACCGTGTCGCTCACGCTATGCCCCCTCTAGAATGTTGCTGCGAGTGCCACCGGCAATCCCGGCAGGCATCCGCAGCACGCCGGCCGGTGCATTCACAGACATAATCGCGGCCTTCGAGTCGCGCGCAATCTTCGCTACCTCGGTAGGCACCGCGCGGAAACCTGCCGCAGCATTGATGGCGTAGTTCGACTCGATCGCCAGTTGATACCCAGGTGGCAGGACTACCGTTTCCCCAATCGTTGCGAAACTCTGGAGCGCCTTCCAGGAATTGATGTAGAGCGTGAGCGAGGCTGCGGGTTCCGGGTACAAGTACACCGTCGCAAGACCGGCCACGAACGCAGCGTCATAGAACAGAGCGCGCGGGTATGACCCATCGCTCGACTTCAAGCTGAGACGCCCGTAGGCTTTGGCGTCGATTATCTCGACTGGGGAATCAATGCTGGCGCTATCCCGGATGAAGCATGGATCGACGATCTTCGCCGGCCGCGCGGTATTGAATGCACCGCCGCTCCCGATGGTGTAACTGCCAATGCTAGATGTGAGCGGGAAACTCTCCTGCACGAGCTGGTAGCACATCAGGCTGTCTAGCGACCAGGATTCGAGCATCGCGTTCAGGCGCGACAGGTGATGCGTCTGTTCCGCAGTCGTCAGCGTCGCGCCGATGGTCTTAGCACCCGTGTAGACGAGGCTACTCAGGATCATCGATAATGGCGTGGCCATTACGCCGCCTTCATCGCTTTATCCATTCGATTGAGAGACGGCAGCGCTCTCGTCAGGAACTCGCGCTGCTTCAGCAGTAATTCAGCGCTTGCTTTAGCCAGCACATATTCTTCCGTGGGGACACCCCTGTCGCCCTGGTTCCGCTCGATCTGCTCCATCGTCTCCTCGAACTCTTTCGGAGTGATCGACAGCCGCTCCGACAGAGCCTCGGTGATAGATAAATTCGGAAGCCCAACGGACGCCCCCACGAGTTTCGATTGTGGGAAATCGAGCGCCTTCGCAATGGCCTTCGCTTGGCGGACTCTCTCAGGCTGCATGGCAATGTAGAACTCGTGCCAGAACCGAAGGTCGCGCATTCGATGCGTTTCCCGCGGGCAGTCCAGGATATCGATGTCGAGCGTCAGCATAGGCCCCTCGATGGCGAGTACCCACACCGTCAGCAGCCAGATGTCGTCGTACCAATACGGGAAGTAATCGGTGAAGATCCTGCCAGCCGCCTTACGCCATGCCTCCGAGACAATGGCGAAGAGGGCCGGTTTTTTGTCGTCGGCCGGTTTCCACCACCACACTCCTTTGGGATTCTCCCTGACGGCTTCGGCGATCTTCTCGTCCCAATCCTGCGTCAGGCATAGCGCGTCATCGGCGAGCGACAGATAGACATCGGCCGGCATGTTTTCGGCCATCTTGTTGACCATGCCGCCAAGAGTCGGCCCCCGCTCATTGATGCTGTAGGCGAGCCGCATGTGAACCTGCAGCATCTTTGCAACGCCCGAAGTTTCGGGGTCGTCAACGTCGCAGACGACGCCATAGGTGACTTCGTTCTTTCCGCTTTCGAGCTTGTGCAGCGCCTGGAGGACGGCGATGAGCTGATGCGAGCGCCCCCTTGACGGAATGATGACCGATAGCTTCATGTGGCGATCAGCCCCAGTGCTACGGCAGCGGCGCGCAATTCGTTTACCAGCGTCACAATCGCCGTGGCCTGCGCAGATGTGAATCCGAAACAGGACGACGAAATGGACGAGTTGATCGCAGCGGTAGTCGCCACAGCGGGCATTGCGGATGACTGCCTTTGCGCTACCGCTGTCGCTCCGTAGAACCCGACCGCGATAGCCGAGGTCGCGGCAAGGTTTACCGCACCCGTCGCCGTCAGGGCGGTTGCCGTCAGCGCGGCAAATGTCCCGGCCGCGGCAGTCGTAGCTCCGATCACGGTGTTGTCGATCGCACCGCCGACTATTTTCTGGTCGCGGTAAGCCGCGCCGATTGAAATGGAATCAGGCATTACTTTTCTCCTTTCAAACCGAGGGCCGAAGCCCCCGGTGTTGTATTACGTGGCGATCAACCCGAGCGCTACTGCCGCCGCCCGCAACTCGTTGACCAGAGCGACAATCGCCGTCGCCTGGGCCGAAGTGAAGCCGAAGCAGGACGAACTGATCGACGAATTGATTGCGGCCGTCGTCGCCACCGCAGGGACGGCAGACGATTGACGCTGGGTGACAGCCGTTGCGCCGTAGAAGCCGAGCGCCCGAGCCGATGAATTCCCGATAACCGCACCATCGGGGCCGTTGTACGTTAGTTGTTCCGCAGCCATGATCTTTCTCCTGGGTTATTCGGTTCGGTTAGCTCGCGGCGCCGATAATCCGGCATCCCCACTCCTGCCGCAGCGCCGCCATCCCGTACAGGATGTCGATCCGCATCAGCAACTCATTGTTGCGGATGTCAGAGCCCATCCAGCAGCGCAGGCTGAGGTTGTCTTTCTTGACCACAACGCATTTCTGCGCGTCGTCGAGAATCGGCAGCGGGGCCGTGATGAACTGATACGCCTCTTTGTGGTACATGAGGCTCTGCACGTAGTTCGTCGAGGCGAGCCCGACAAACACCAGCGCAGCGGTCGTCAGGTTCGCCGGCACGATGTCGGCGCCGGTCGCGCCGCAGACGTTCTTTTTCGCCCCGGTGATATAGATCGTCGGGGAAACGATGAAGGCCGTCTGGCTCGCCGGGGAAACGATGGTGAATTGCTTCAGGTGCGGGTACGCAGCCTTCGTCTCCGGGTGACAGTCGAAAATGCCGGCCAGCGTGAACGTCATGCCGACAACGGGGGTCGTTGTGATTCCCGTTACGGTGAGGTCCGAGTCGCCGTTGATGATGGTATAGGTGTCGAGCGTGCCGCCGGAAACGTCGGCCGTATTCGGCAACGTCCACATGCGATCGTTCTCGTACCAGTCCGCCATCGCGGTACGGCCCATCATGCCCTCGCGGTACTGCTCCTTGATCTGCGCGGAGTCCTGGAACAGGCCCTTCAGGCCGTTCACGAGTCCGCCCATCGTCACGGAATCCGCCTGGATACAGCGATTGCCGTCCTTTGGCGCCGCCTGCTGGTTGAGCTTGGCGCGGGCAGCGCCAACAGCAACCAAGTCCGTGACCGCGGTTCCCGCCGTCCCGGCCGTTGCGGCCGTCGCCTTGGTGCAGAACGCGATGAAGTCCGACTCGATGCCGGAACACATCATAGAAATGGCCGGCTGGATGTAGTTCCTCGAGAGGTCGTCGAACGCGCCGTCGTTGTCAACGGACTGGATCAGCTCCTGGTGGTTGAAACCCATGTCCACGCCATCCAGCGTTGCGACGGTGATGGTCTGCGTGGATTCGTCCTGCGCCTGCACCGCCATTGCGTTGCCGGTGCGTCGGGTGTACTGGTTCGGATTTTTTACCCGAAGTGTCGAGCCGTGCGGGCTGCCCCGGCCCTTCATCACGAACGATTCGTCGTACTGGCGATCAACCGTCCCGATGAATTGCAGCCTCTCGTGCGCAATGCGCAGAGATTCCTTCGCTACAAGGTCTGTGACCTTGAAAACGTTTGCCACGATATCTCCATTTCCCTACGTCTCTCGACGTTGGTTTTCGTATTTATCGCCGTTGAGCGATTTGCGCCCTCCGTCTCTTTTCAAACTCGTCTTGGTCCATATCGATCAGCTTCTTCGTCGAAGCTGCGTTTGAGCCGCCGACTGGCTTGATTGGAGCCGGTGCGCTTGAGGGGGTTTTCGGCTTCGGGGGTTCGGCTAGGAGTTTGGCTTCGAGTTTGCCAATTTCACGGACTTGAGAGCGTGGAGCGAGTTGCACGATGCGTTCAAATTCCTTCGGATTGGACCCGAAGTAGTAGGCGAGATCCTCAGCATTGTCTGCCTCGATGATGGCGGCAACGGCCGGGATGTTGATGTGCTTCGTGAGATCCCCGACTTTCTCGTCGAAGTCCTCATACTTCGCATCGCCCTTCTCTACCTTTTCGGCCCATCCTGATACGAGGCGTTGCTGTTCCTGCCTCGCTGATTCCGAACGCTGCTTCTCTACATCTTCCTTTCGCGCTCTGTCTGTCTCGTACTTGGCAAGTGCTGTCGCGTATTTCTCCGGGTCGTAGTCGAACTGAGCTAGCGTCGGCGCACCTTCTGCCGGTGTCGCTGCCGCGGGCCTTTGGGCCTTAGCCTCGTTAAACTGCTTCTCGTAGAATTCCGCGCGTGCCTGTGCTTCCGCTTTTTCCCTGGTAAGCCTTCCGATCTTTCTGTCGAAGCGGGATTGCCCCTGCTTCTTCTCCGCTAGATCCGGCGTGTCGGGCTTTTTCTCGTCGCCCTTCGGTGCGGGTGCCTCGGCCGCAGGTTTCTGGTCGTCAGTGACGACATCGGCTGGTGTTGCGGGTGCCTCCGGCGCCGTAACTACGGGTGCCGTTGAAACGACTTCTGCCATTCTCGCTGTCTCCCGACAGTGACCCGAGCGAACCGCGCTCGTAGCGGTGCTATTGGGCGCGGGTTCTACACGCACGCCGCCAATAGCGCAAGAACTATCAATTCATCCTGTTTCTGTATGGCCTGGAGCCTGGCTGCGATCTCGGCCGTAATTAGGCGCTCGCGCTCGGCATTGAGCGCCGTCAGGTACTCGGCCCGCCACTCAATCTGCTGCGCCTCTAGCTCACGCTCCAGCTCCTCGAAGCGCTTATGAGCATCTAGCTCCAGGCGCTCGGCCTGCTGCGCTGCAACGGCTGAAATGACGCGCTGCGCCTCGGTCGTGATGCCAAAGCGCTCTCGCTCTCTCCGCAAGTCCTCCGGAGTCCTGCGGCGCTGACCGCCATAATCGAAGTAACCGCCGGAGAATTGTTCTGTGGCTGGCATTGGCGGAACAACGCCGCCAGTGTTGAAGATCGCGTTGTTGAAGATACTGGCGTTGAAGATTCCGCTCATGGAGCAACGACCTCCATCGTAGAACCCTGCACTGTGATGGATACGTTCGCGCTCCCGATCAGAGAAGCGTTGATGTAGTTCGCATTCGTCGTGACTCCCGCCGCGAAAGTCGGCAGATGATACGAGGCGAACTGCGGCATCAGGCCGAGCGTCGCGCTATTCTGGATGGCGTATATCGAGCCGTGGAAGGTCGCCGCGCCACCGACAGTACGGCACGTAATGAGTATGACCATGTGAAATTGCGACGTCCCCACCGCACCGCTAGTGACGGTCGGGCCGACCAACACCGCCGTATCTCCGATTGTGTTGGCGGTCCCTAACCGGACGCGCGCAACCCAGGTCGAGGCAGCAGTGGTAACTGTGCAGGCTCCCCAAATATCGAACCGATATGTAGAGCCCGCGCGCATGCCGTTGGCCATGAGCCGGTTGAAGAAGGCGGTCGCTGGCGTGACGAGCGTTTCAGTCGTCGTAATAGCCGCGGTCGCCGCCACCCGCGCATCGCCGCGCGCAATCCCCTGCGATGGCTGGTTGTTATCCATGAGGCAGCCACCGCCAGTGATCGCGCCGAGGTTGATATAGCCGTGCGTGCCAACCGTGCCATTCGGCTGACAATCGTTGTTCATAAAGACGAGGTTGGCCCCGGTACCAGCGGCGACGTTTATGGCATAGCGTTGCTGGTTGCCGGCGGTGCCGGCTTGCCCGATCTTGCTACCACCGATGAAGACACCTGACGCATTGGCCGCGATGGAGAAGCCGTCGTAGGTGTTGAGCGTCTGCTGCCCGTTCCCCGACACTTCGCAATCCGTGAAGGAAATGTTGGTCGGACCTGAATTAATGACGGCGCCGTGCTGCTGATTATTCAAGAGGCGGCAACCGACGAAGGTAAAGCCGTCCACGACGGCGCCACCCGAAGCGGTAAATTCAATCCCGAACCCGCCGGCCGTTACCGTTCCGCTAAACCAGGAATTAACGCAGACGACGCTGCGGATGCGCGAGGACGCCGCCGTGGTCCCATTGAAATGCGCCCCGTGCGTTCCGCATGAATCAAACAGCGTATGGTCAATGTAGAGGTAGTTCACATCCTGCGATGTGACCGGGTTGACGTGCAGCCCCTTGATGAACGACGTGACGTTGCACCGAAGGATCGAACAATGGCCTGTCTGTGTAATCTGAATCCCGGCAGCGGGTTTGTTCGCCGGGTTATTCGACATCACGACATCTGTGAGATATGTGTCGCCGGCAGCGCCGTTGGTAATCTGAACACCGACGCCGGTTGTCACGCCGCAGTTGTTGATTTCTCCCTGCTTGATCCAAACCTTGATCGATGCGCCTTGGACCGTGATGCCGTTGAACCCGTTGTTGACGACGAAATTCTCGATCAGGCAGTCGTTCATGAAATTGACGTTGATATTCGAGCCCGTCGTCCCGGCAGCCGATTTCCAGACGCTCATATTTTTCAGGCCGCAACCGGCCTTGGAGACGCCATTGCCGATTTGGAGCACATCGCCCGTGGTGCCGGCGGTGTAATAGAGGACCGTGGACTGCCAGCCCTCCCCGACAAGCATCACGTTGTTCCAGTTGACGGTGATCGGTGTTGCAGTCGCAAGCGCATAAATGCCGGCGGGAAAAAATACGTCTACGCCGCGCGCACTGACACCCATCGCTCCAGCAGCATCAATCGCCGCTTGAACAGCAGTCGAGTCATTTGTGGAGCCGTCACCCTTGGCCCCATAGTCCCGGACGTTGACGCGATATGGCGAGACCAGAGGCATCAAGAGCCCAGTGTCATCTCTCTGGAAAAGTCTCTTGGCCGTGAGATCAGCGAATTGCGCCGTGACTCCAGATCCAGGAGTCGCTATCGAGGCTGCCGATATATTCGTGAAATTTGCTTCAGACATTTACAAAATCCTGAACCGCGCGCCGGAGCCGATGATTAGCTTTTTGCCGGAGGCGATGGTGAATTTACGGACTACGACCGCTGAATAACCAGCGGTGATCGTTTCATCTACGGACGGAGCTAAAAGCGAGATCGCTATATCTGGAGGCGTTGCGGTTACGGTTGAATAAGTCTGATCTCCGCGCAGATAGGTCGTCGCATCAGCCACGCCGGAACCGAGTTGCGCAGTCGGAACTTTCGTTCCGGCATCAAGTCCTGCGTACCCAAGCGCCGCGGCCTTCTCAGATTCTTTCTGATATTGCGTGTGTGGATCAGCAAGCGCCACATGGGTTGCGACAGCGCCCACTACTTCGTAGGCGGCGTTGCCTTCTGCGGGTGTCAGATATTGCGGATGAGGATCTGAAGCGGCTTCGTGCGCCACGATAGCAGCAGTAGCGGTCCCGGTGGCGTCGAAATCAGTCGTTGCGGCTTCGGCAGCCGTACCAAGGCCAGCAACGGTATGCGCTGCGTTCCATTCAGCCTTGTTGACCTCTGCGCCCGACTCGTCTGGTTGCGTGGCAACGGTGGAATGGGTAACGGTGACACTCATTGCATCGCTACTTTCGCGGTTATGGTTATCACGTTGCGCTCCATGCGCTCATGCCGGGATCGGCCAACCCATGTAAGTGTGATCCGGCGTCAGGGTTGCATCCTTGACGAGGACGCGCGTAATAACGCCGTTACGATCCATCCTCGCCGCGAAGAGCGCGCCTATGGGGACGGTCTTGTTTCCGGTCGGATCATCCACGATGTAGTCCACATTCACGCCTCGCGTGATGAGGCTATCGGCTGTACCGCCCAAGCGCTTCTCGGTTTCTGTTAGACTGACCGCCGGAATAATCACTCTAAGAACGGGGATCACAAATGCTTTCCACTTTTAGAAAGCCTGTATCCGTAGCCCTTCAATCGCTCATCAAAGACGTTGGACAGCAAGATCAGGAGCGCGCTGTACATGCGCTCCTGCTTGAGCGCGATCACCTGCGCGCCGTGAATGCAGAACTTCGCGCGGCATTGGAGAAGTTCATTAAAGCGAACTAGCTTTAGCGTCATGTCGTCACGCCTTGCAGGGCGCTATCGGACGGCTTGCGCTTCAAGATTTTAATATTCTTGCTGGTTCCGAATGGCTGCGCGCTTCCACCGCCGCTGCCAGTGCAGTTGATACCAATTACGCCGGTCAAACTCAAATCCCCATCGAACGTCGCCCCCGTCCCGGCAGCCCCCCCGTTGAAGGTTTTCATTGTCGTCCCGCCCCAGGAGCTGGCGATCTTCTGCACGGATGTCGTGGATACCGTGAAAGAACTATCTGTTGATCCTGTGGCACCATCGTTGATCGAGACCTTCTCAGGAGTTGTCGTTAAATGAAGCGCTATGCCGGTCGATGAACCGATGATGTATGCGCCAGACGGATTTGTACCCGCCGTCCAGTTCTGCGCAATTTCCGCATAAGAGCCTCCGACTGTCTGGTCGATATTTGCCAGGGTATAAGTAAGCTCATCAAAATTTCTCGTCACCGCTGCTGCCGTGGTCACAATCGGCGTAGAGGCAAAAGCCTTCCCGTCCTCGAGCTGAGCTACATCAACGTCGATCGCATCCCCACTCGTCGCAATCTTGAATCCGACTGTCGGGTTGGCAAGCGTCTGCGACATCTGCACCAGCGTAAATGTCGAGCTGTTGATGAGCGCAGTTACATCGGTTCTCGTAGCGTCGTTGTCCAGGGTGATGAAAATATTCCCAGTCCCCGTGACGCGCTTGATCCAAATGCTGAAGACCTTGAGCGCACTCGCCAATACAATGGCCTGCAACGCCGTCGAATTCGCACCCGTCGCTGTGCAGCTGGTGCAGGAATTGGTTACGCCGTCAATGCCTGTCGAAGTCTTGGCAGTCGTCAGTGTTACTTTCGCCCACGCTACATTCGTGATGTCGCGCGACTGAAGACAGGAATTAGTGCGCTGGCCCTCCGACAAATAACCTCCATAAACGCCGACCGCCGTATTGAGGCCGAGATAGTGCGAGCGCGCCGTCCCGCTCGCAACGTCGAGCTTCCACAACCCGGTAGAGAGTTTCGCCGCGGCAGCGGTGGCGCGTGTGAACGTCGCTGTCCCGACCCCTCGCCCTAGCGACAGATCAACCGCCCCGCTCCCCAAGTCTTGCAGCGGCAGGATGAACTCGGCCGAGTTCATCAATCCGTTCGACATCGGCCGCGTCAGCAGCATTAGCGCGGAGTCCAGCTAACCGTGCAATCGACGGTTCCGGAAATCGTGACGAATAGCCCCTTGTTGAACTGGAAGGGAAGCGGATAGAACGTGCTAGCAATAGGCGTGAACGTGTTGGCGATGACATCACCAGTCGCTGCGACGTTGCTCCAGACCTTGATCGTCGGCGTAGCGGATGCCGAAGACACCCATATGCCAAGCAGATCGCCCGCCTTGTCATATATTTGCGCGCTCGCCGTAATATTCGCTGCCGTGCCTGATTCAGATACTGAACTTGCCATGATCGTTCTCCTATTGGACCGTTACCTGCGCGCTGGCGGTGCGTCCGTCAGGCAGCGTCATCGTGATCGACTTCTTCGCGCTTGCGACTTCCTTTAAGCCGTTGACTACCTGCTGCAATGCTCCAACGAATTGCTGATTCAGCGCGCCCGCCTCGGCGGCAGCGTTCGCGCTCTCGGTTTCGCCCTCTGCGGCATCGCGCGCAGCGGCTTCCTTGTCGAAGATTGCCTGCACCTTCGTCTGGTGGATCAAAGCGAGGTTCTGGATCTTCGCGATCGCTGTGTCATAGTCCGCGTCCGCGTTCGCTCCGAGTTTCAGGCGTTCAAGATCCAGTAGCGCAAGCGCCTTGTCGCGCTCGAGCCTGAAGTTCGCCTCTGCCGCTTCACGCGCCAGTTTCTCGCGCTCCATCTGCACTTCCCGGTCGAGCGCAATCTCGGCCATCTTTGTCTCACGCGTGGCCGCGACCTTCGCCATGTCGGCTTGCGTACCGGCTTTCAACTGCACGTTTTCGGCCTGCAACTTCTGGCCTGCCTGCTGCATCATCTGCGCCTGCTGCGTCAACTGCGCGATCTTCTGCATCGCCGCGGCAAGCGGATCGGCTTCGCCATCTTGGCTCTGCAACTGCGGCGGCAGCATCGCCTTGAGCATTTTCATGATTTCATCGGAACCGTGGAAGTCCGAATTCTTCATCGCGCCGTAGCGCATGATCGCGGCCGCGATCGGGTCTTTCGCGCTATTGGCGAGCTCCGTCATCACGGTCGCCGCCTCTTGCCTATTCGTCGTGTATCCTGGGCCGGTTGTCACCGTCACGTCGTAGGTGCCGACCCCGAGGTTGTAGATGCGCTTAACCTTGCCCTCGGCGTCCCTGATCTCGCGTCTCGATTCTCTCTGCGTCGGATCGATCTGCACTGATTGTGCTTTTCCGTCCTCCCCCAAAATTCTAAGCACGCGCTTCGTATCGATGTAATGAGGTATGAGATCAACCAGGATGCGACCGCCATGCGTAACGGAGATTCCCTGGTTCTCGCCAAAGTGCATCGTCCCGGTGTTGGACTCCTTTTGCAGCGCAAGGATCGCCCGCCCTGATTGCTGGCTCTCCGTCTCGCCGAGCGCCGCCTTATACATTCCGAGGGACGACTTCACGTTGTTTTGCAGCATGACGAGCATCTGCACCATCGCGGCCTCTACTTGCATCGGCTCCTGGCGGCGCGGGGCGGGTAGAGCGTTGCCATTCACATCAACCGGGTCGTACTCGAGCTTCGCGTAGTTGTTGACGTTCGCCTTGTCCCACTTGTCGCCCATCGTCTTGAACTGGCCGACCGCGCCGATGAACGGCGCTTTTGGGGCGAGTGCCATTTTTTCCATCAGCGCCGAAATCCAGTAGTTGAACGCGCGCAGGCTGTCCTTCGCCGGGCGCACGAGGCCCCACAGGTGGCGCTTACCTTCGACGATCTTTTCTTTCCCGACCACTTCGACAATCGGGATGTACTTCCCTTTCAACTCACGCTTGTCGAGAATTTCGCAGCCCGAGTGCTTGCACCACATCACCTTGCATTTTTGCGAATCGCGCCGCCCGGTAATTTCAGGCCGCGGCTCAGGCAATTTCTCGTAGGCGTCCTCGAACATCGTTCGGCCATCGGCGAGAAAGAGGAGCTTCGCTGACGTGTATTTCTTGTAGAAGTATTCGCACACCGTCACCGTTTTTTCGGTTTTCCAGCGCGTTGATATGGCGAGGCCCTCGAAGTCCGCATCTTTCAACTTCGCCTTCGGATAGTCGCGCTCGAATGTGGCGATAGGCACTTCCTCGAATACCCAGCCCTCCTCGGCATCCGATCCGTCTGGCATGATGTGCGCGCCGAGATACACGCTGAACGTATCCGGCACGCGCTTGATGAATAAATCCTGATCGAAACTATCCGGCGCAACGTAATCCGCAATGATGCGGAAAAACCCCAGCCCCATCGTTACCGCTGATTCTCCGGCCGTCTGATACGCGATTTTCGCGCTCGACTGATCCTCGATGTGACGGATGAGGCCAGCAAAGATATTTGCCGTATCCGGGTCCGCAAAATCATCAACCGGACGCGGCTTGATCGACGGCTTGCTCACGAGCATGTCATTGCTGACTTGCGTGATGTATTGGTTTGACTGATCGACCGTCATGCACGGGCGCGGGCCGTTCGTAATATCGCCCTCGCGCGCTGCTCGGATGTCTGTGGGCCACTGGTCTAGCGTGGCGAATTTCAAATCATCCAGCATCAATGCGCGCTGTGACGATTCGGCGTCAATGCGCGCCTCCAGTCCTTCGCGCGATTGCTTGAGCAGCTTCGCGTCAGCATTCTTGTCTGGAGCGTCGTCCTTCTCGGCTTCGTTCGCGGGCGCTTCGTAGTCGGCCATTACAACCTCTGGACCCATATAAACGCCAAGTGCCAAAAAGACGGACGCGGACCGGCACATTCAACAATTCTGCGGAAAGGTTCATCGCAGCATCGACAGTGCCATCCGAGGTGTTTGTGATTCCACGGGATTAGATCGTCCTTTCCGTATTTGTAATACGGTGAATGCAGGCCGAGCGCTTTACAAAGTAATTTACGCAAACTCGGTGCATCCGTAGATACGGCAAGACTGTAGTACCCGGGAATCCAATTGCGCTTGAATGATGCGTAGTCCATCACGCCATCCACGCGGTCGCGGGCTGCGCCGCCCGGAACGCGGGCTCGGCCTTCTGCGGCTTCTCGGCCATCGGCCATACGAGCTTGAGGTCGGGCTCGCAGATGCGCGCGAGCGAATCAAGCATGTCGTCGTGTAACCCGACCGGGAACGGGAAGTATTCCTCCTCGACGAACGCATGCACGAGGTCAACCGTGAATTTCTGCCAGTCGGTGACGTGGCGCGATTCCGGTAGCCAGATGCGCCCAGCCTCGAATAGAGGAATCAGCCGCTTGATCCGATCGCTCTTGGAAGTCTGCCCCGCAACTTCAGTGATTGTGAATCGATAGTTCTCGTTCTCCATGCGCGCCTGAAAATGCTCGATGTCCGCCATGAGGCCGTATTTCTCGTAGCGAACCTGCTTCGGCTTGTAGCGGCGGTGCATGTCGAACAACTTGTCGCCGCGCTCCTTCAGGTTCAGCCGGTCGCGCACTTCAGGAATGCAGTAATAGTTGCCGTCTTTCCCGAGCCCGACCGCCCAGCCCGCGGTGTAGTCGGAACCTTTTTTTTTCGAGTTCGCGGAGTCGAACAGCAGATACCAGTTGAGGGAATCGTGCTGAATGCGCTTGAAATTGCGCAGCCACTCGCGCTTGAATCCCTGCATCGCGTCGGCCTTCGGGTTCAGGAGAATCTGCGCGGCGTAGGTGTACGGCCCCATCTCCTGGCGCTTCGCAAGATGGATGTCGTCTGACCACAGCACCGACGCGCCGTCCTCGGTGCCTCCGATACGCCCAGGGTGCTCACGCGGCTCAAGCGTCTTGCGATCCGCAATCGTCTTGTACGCATCGTTGAAATGCCAGCGCGTGCCGGCGCCGCGCTTAACCCCGGGAGTCGTCCCGAGGTTGTAGGAGCGCTCCATCTCGACCATGACCTTCGCTATCATCTCCGGGGTCGTGACGCTGCCGGCAACCACCACGTCGTCGTAGAGTAATTTTTTGAAGTGCTTCGAGGTCGGCTGACCATCAACCAGTCCCCACGCCTCGACAGTCGCCTCGTTCGGATTTGATTTCCGCTTGACGATGATCCCGTCATCCTCGGACCACTTCGGCGCTGCACGCACGTCCTCGCCCCACAGCACATCCGGAAACGCCGCATGCAAAGCCTTGTTCGTCTCCAGCTCGCGCATGATCTGGCGCAGGAACGCCTTTGCGATCGGACGCGTGTGGGAGAAAATCCCGAACGTCGTCTCCGGGTCTTTCAGGATGTCCTGGATCGTCAGGCCGAACGTGATGACGCTCGACTTCCAGTGTTCGCGCGACCATAGGTCCAGAAACCCATCGGGGTTCGACTCGACATCCCGGCAGCGCTCGAATGCGAACTGGTTATCGACGAACCCCGGCCGGCCCGCGCAGGGCAGCATGTCCACACGAGCGCAAACGCGAACCAGCAGGTAATACAGGTCCGCGCATACCAGCGAGCGCACGACCTGGTTCAACTTCCCGGTGCGCCGTCCTTTCTGCTCGGCAAGATCCCAAAACGTCATCGCTTCCAGAACCGGAAGCGCCCGTAACTGCCTTACCTCGGCATCCGATAGACGGTCAATTACGGGCTGGATCGGCACAAATTTCCGTCATGCGGAAAGCCCACGTCATCACGACGTTGGCGTAAAGCTGGTGTAAAACGCGGCAACATTCTCATCCTCGAATCCCGATAATCGGCGGCGGCGTGGGGCTCTGCCGCGGATTCGCCACGCGCCGAGCGTTCAGCAATTGCTCCAGCAACCCAAGAGAAGGTCCCGAGGGCGGCATGCCCGCCGCGGCACCAGGTCCTACCAACGCGCCGCCCGCAATCCTTTGCAGCAGCGCGCCGAGGGATTCTCGATCGCCCTTCCAGCGCGCCGCGTCCTCGATCTCGGAGGCTCGCAATCGCTCATCGCGCAGCGCCCTTCCAGCCGCCCACCTTTGCTGCTGCGCCTCGGTGGGCTTGATCGCCTCCAGCACGGCATCAAAAATCGGCGTGTCCTGCATCAGATCAGAAACTCCACAGCGGGGAGGCGAGCCGGCGCAACCTCGGCTGGCGGTGGCACCTCAGCCGCGTCACTCGCCTCCCCAGGCATTTCGTTCACCACGCGCTCCTGCCGGCCGCTCGCCACCAGCCTCAGCAGCGCTCCCATCTCCCCAATCAGCCCCGCATCCACTGTCAGCGCCCCCGTGCGCTCCACCCGCACGCTCTCGCCATACCTCGCCCGGTCCCACTTCGCCGCGAGCTTCAAATACCCGTCCACCCGCACCTTCACCAGCGCCGCTCTCTCCTGCGTCGCATCATCGAGCAGCCGCTTCGCCGCAAAAATCATCTCGTCCGTAACCGACTTCAAAGCCGCGTCATACAAATCCCCGTGCTCCGTCTGAAACCAGCGCGTGAACTCCCCCTTCGGCACACGCAGAACCCTCGAAATCTCCGCCAACGACTTCGGCTCATCCCCCGTCAACTGCCGATACACGTCCTCGGCAAATCCAAGGGCACTCTTGAATTCCTCAAACCGCGCAGCAGGCCCAGGATCACGCTCACCCATGCGCGCGCCTTCTACGCATCCAACTCCCACCTGTCAATTCAAAAAATTTTCGCGCCGCTCAAAAAATCCACAAAGGGGAGGTACAGGATGGGGAACCCTTACTCAGACGGGGGCCGAGGTCATCGAAAAAGGATGGCACCCCACGGCCGACCGAGCTGCGCCTGAACCTGAAGATCCATAGCTCCAGGCCTATTCTGTGCATAACTCATGTAATGCACGTTTAATCAGTAGCTTGAACGTATTTGACATAATAACCATTGCGGCACACGCGCTGCACCAAATGAACTTAATCAACTGGTTGCACTACATTGTTTCAAGTGTTTCTATTGTTCCACGCCAAAAGCAGCGCTGAATGCTAGGTCTGATGAGGCCATAAAAGTGGCGCATGAGGCGCAGTCTTTCATGTATAAAGCTTAGGTTTTGAGTAGCTGTGGCGTAGTGGCTGAGGTGGCGTTGGTGGCGGAAGTGACATAGTAACCGAGTCACCACTCACACATGTGCGCACACATGGGAGAATACGGTTACTGTGTCGCATGCGCCATTAGCGCCATTTAGAGTCACATCTGACGCGCGATGAGGTACTTTACGATGTAACACTACCTTGTTACAATGCTTTTGTGGCTTGGACTACGCAGAGGGCGAAAGACCTTGACGACCCGCCAGAATGGCTGATTGCCGAGGAAGCGCGACAGAAGGCTTTCATCAAGGAATTGCGTCGCAAGCGTCTGGAGGGGGCGCGAGCGCTATTGAATGGATTTGTGGGGGTCTACTTCTCTGGCGCGGGTCCGTGGCGTTTTGACGATGCTTACTCCGCTTGGCGAGAATCGAGCGGCCAGCTACCGGACTGGAATTTTGCGTACAAATCGCGGTGGTTTCTAGTGGCGCTCACGGGACACGGGCTTCGCATCACGGGTCGAAGGCGCACTCCTCGAATCAGATACAGGGATGCCTATGGGCTCATTGGTTACCGCCCCGGCTGGCGGATCGATGAGCGACTGATCGAACGCGAGGCCGCGGTGGGTTAGAACAGCGTTTGTGTATTCCGCTTAGCGAAACTAGGTACTGTTTAACGAACAAGTGTCTTGCGTATATGTTCGCTTAGGCGTACAGTTTATTCATGCGCTGCTGGAACGGACTCACCGCACAGCCTGCGGGCTGTCCAGTGCGCCCTTAGCGTGCTCCGGGCTGGAACCCGGCAACCGATAGGAGATAGAGAATGTGCTCTTGCACGTCGTGTTATGAAACGGATATCTATGGTGGATTACCTAGCCTGTTCGGTTGGCAACACAAGAATCCACACCCCTCTGGCTTTACAACGTGGCCGCGCGGTGAACCAGCAGGACAGCGTAGCAGCGAGTCCGCCTACCGCGCGCATGTCGCGCACTCGCGCGCTGGCGTATCCAAGACGATTGCCTTCACGCCAGGACAGGCGCAGCGCTTTCCTACTGTCGGAATTGCGTCACCGTTGCCGCAGCCTACCGCGCTGGTCCGCGACTGGATCGCCGCGAGTTATGCCCGAGCCGATGGGAGAAACGTGTTTCCTGGACGGGATGCGAAGTATGTCAGAAAATCGACACCGCGACTCGTCACGCTGGCGCGCGAACTGCGGAGAGCCGCATGACCCGCTGCGCCCGCCTGCTCTCGAATTCCCTGTTCATGTATCACGCCCGCGGCCTTGGGGCTGCGGTGCGCTACTTCTGGAGAACGCTATGACCCGCAACCTGAAAGCCGAATTTTCCTACACCGCGAATTTTCCCCACAAGCCAAGCCTGTACTCGCAGGTTGTCGCGCAAGGCATCGCGCACGACCACCACGAAAGCGATTTGTATATCCCGGTGAACGCGCATACCAGGGTGCTCTTGGACGATTACGAACACCGTGACATCGTGACGATGTTCGTCAGCCAGATCGATGGGAAGTTCTGGTATGACGTGCCGTTCGCATATCTGCCGTGGTGGGACGCCAAAGCAAAAGGGAGAACGCTATGACCACGATACGCAAAGTGCAGCGGACGCGATGCTTGCGTACAGATTGTCAAGCCGCGCAGGATGATACTGACCGCCTGCGCGCTCTGAACGCGGAGCTGGTCGCGGCGCTGAAACGCTCGATTCGCTTGTTCGACGAAGCACTGCCGAAATTCGACTGGGGAAGATCAGCGCTTGATGCGAACGCAATCAAGCTGCTCAACGAAGTCCCTGGCGAAGCCCGCGCCGCGCTCGCCAAAGCAAAAGGGCCGAGATAGCCCGGCCCTCGCCGCCCTGTCCCGCACTGGAATGCGACACAGCACTTTCCGGCCGCGGGATAGGCACCGCAACCGAACACAGAGAGGATATATGGATTACGTCACGGTGGCGCAATTTGCAAAGAAGCACAATATCTCAACTCGGCTTGTGCTGCGCTGGATTGCCGAGGGGCGCTTGGCCGGTGCAATCCAGCCGGCGCGCGACTGGCTCATCCCGGCCAACGCCAAGCGCCCAATCGCGGCAGCGCCCTACGAACTGAAAAAAAAGGCCGCAAATTAGGGAACCAACGCCCCCATTTTCAGATTCAATGCCCGCACCATCCTGATCCCGGCCGTGCCCTTGCGGGTCTGAAATCCACGCTCGATTAGCGCATTGGTCCACGAGCGCCGACTCCAGGAATTATCGCCCTGCTTGTCGCACCACGTCGCGTAATTCGCGTAGAGCGTAGCGCCGTCCGTGTCATGCTCGCGCTCGCAGCATTCATCGAGCCAGGCGCCTAGCGTGTCCTCAAGCTCCAAGTACTGATCGGTGCAATCCGCGATGCGCTCCGGCAGCCCGAGGCCGCACTGCTGCCACTCCAAGCACCCTTCGATGAGCCAGTGCAGGATCTGCGGCCACTCGGCACGCAACCGTGCATCAAGCTGGTTGTCGCGGTCCTCATCCGTCACCGGATGCTCAAAGGGAACGACCATCATGCGCCGGCGGATCGCCTTGTCCGTGGTAGCGAGCCGCGGGCGGTGGTTCGCGGCGACGATGATCTTGCCCGTCATCGTGAAGCTGAAATTGTCCTGAGAGATAAAGCGCGCCGTGATCTGGCTCCCGCCCGTAATCCATTTCAGCTTGCCCTCGTCCCACTTCGCGCCGGCCGCTGGTTCTTCCGAGGTAATCAATCGTTTTTTGTAGAACGCGGCCAGCTCGGTTGTGTGCCGATCGTTGCGCGATTCCATGAACGTGCTGATCGGCGCCTCGTAGTGATAAGAGCGGAATTTGTTGGTCGTCCCATCGTGCATCGATCCGAGAATGCCGGAGATCGCACGTAGAATCGTGCCCTTTCCAGATTGCGCGGGTCCGTAGAAAAACACCATGCACTGCTCGCGGCTGTCCCCGCACAGCGCATACCCGAGGTAGCGACGCAGGAACGCGATCACATCGGCATCCCCGCCCATCCATTGCGCGAGCGTTTCGAGCCATAGGGCCGGCGTGCCGCGCTCTGGCGCGATGCTGCAGCGCATCGTGACGTGCTGCTCGCGGGCGGATTCGATGAGCTTGCCAGTCTGAAGGTCCACCACGCCCCCCGGTACGCCAAGTGCCCAAGGGTCCGCGTCCCATATCTCGGGCTCGGCTCGGATGCGCCGATCCGTGCCGGCGAGGATCAGGGCTGAATAGATGGGCGTTTTCCTACCTAGCAGCGCCCGCTTCGATGAGGGAGTCAGGGTGCGCGCTTCGGGGTCGTGCTGCGCCGTAGTGAATAACTCGCGCATCGGCTCGACCCGGCTGTCAGTGCGGTCTTCGAGCCATGCCTCGCCATCCCAGCAGAACCACTTGCCCCACGCCTTGACGCAGCGCCAGTTCTCACCATGAATATCCGCGAAGCGCGTAGCAAAGTCGTTTTCCGATAGCGGAATCTGGATGGGCTCTGCGTCGGGTTGCGGATCGAGCGCCGTATTGCCGTCCACGGCCGCAAGGCGCGGGCGCTGGCGCTTCGGGCGCTCGGGCTTGGCGGTCAGGGTCGCCTCGGGCGGAAAATCGCTTGGCGGGGGCTCTACGTCAATTTCAGGGGGCTGCGCGAATTTCTCAGTAACCCCGTAGGGGTCTACCGCCTTGGCGTAATAGTTTGTATGCGCCTTCGCCCACGCAATGAACTCCTCGGGCGTGCCCTGCCAGTCGCGCGGGGACCAGTCGATAGGCATACTCGAGGTATCTGTCCAGCGCAGTACACAGCCGATCTCCAGCAGCCGCGCCGCCATGTTGCGCATGTCCTGGAGCGCGTCAGGGGTGTGGTCCGGGATCAGCAGCCCAGCCCTGCCCACCAGCGCCGAGAGGTCAACGTGCTGCCAGCTCCCGGGGTAGTCCGGCCAAGTAACTGCAATGTATGCGCGCCCTATCAGCTTATCCGCAGCGTCAGCATCAACTTCGCATGACAACATGACAAACGGCTTCTCCGGGGCCGCGAGTAATTCAAACCTTCGGTACAGACCGGTTTCCATTTACCTCGCACTATCCCGCCGGTTATGCCTCTGCTCTTTCGGGGTGGCCCAACGGCAGTTACCAGGCTCGTAATTGCCATCGTTGTTTATTCTGTCGATGCTGTACTTTGGAGACGTACGTCGGCCAATGGCGGCATAAAAGCTGGCGAAGGAGTTTAGCCACGAGTCACAAATCCGTATCCCGCGTCCGCCGTAATCTTTGTACCGTTTGTTATTTTGGCGAGTGCAGCGAGCAATCATATTGGTCCACGCGTCATACTCTGGTGTGTGCCGCATCCCATGCGTAATATTTTGGCTACGGGCTAATTCTTTCTGTCGGCACCCGCAGGATTGCGTGTGCGCAGAATGTAAATATCCAGCCGTTATCTCTTTCTCTACCCCGCAATCACAGCGGCATAGCCAAAAAACAAGAGACTTGCCGCATGGGTAGCGCCTATTAGGCGCCCGCTTGAGAGCGACTAAGCGACCAAAGCGAAGGCCATCTAGATTTTTCGCGTTCACTCGGGTGCCTCATCGATCAGCCGCTGGAGCTGCGCCATTGCGAGCGGCTGAAGATGGGCAATCAGAAAATCGCCCGTCTCAGCGGCCCACTTTTCATGCCCGTAGGCGACTTCGAGGCGGCGAAACGCGCGTAACAGATCGTCATAGGCCGCTTGCCACTCGCCCAGGCACTTGTCGCATTCGTACAGATTTAGCTTTGCTTGGTCGCGCTCGCGCTGCATGGTGAGCATCCGGCGCAGCCACAGCTTCGCTTCGGCCACCGCAGAATTGCGCTCGGTGCGTAGCGCATCCAGCTCCGCGAACGGGTCGGCAGCACCCACCTAGTCCCCGGCGAGTTGTTTGGCGATGTCCTGCAGAGTCTCGGGCTTGCGCGGTGCGCCGACCTTGCGCTTACGGGCTAGATAGCGTGCGGTACGCCGGGTTCCGTTCGTGACCGTGAATTCCGGTAGCTTCGCGCTCGAATAGGCATAGAACGTGCCGTAGCGCTGCTGGCGCTCCAGCCAATCGCAGCAGCCTAAATCGGGCCTGCTGAAACTCTTGCCGATCAGCGCGCTCCCCAGGAATACCCACCACAGCGGCCACTGGCGATCAGGCTCCTGGCGCTGCTGGATGGTGTAGGGGCCGAGCTGGAGGCCGGAGTCGGCAATGTTCATACCGAGGGGACGCCTCCATCCGTGCTCGAGTTCATTGCTTTCGCCATAGCCATTCCCATCCGATTTGAACTGCGCTCTTGAACGAATACCAGCGTCCGAAGCTGATCGTATCGCCGGTATCGTTGATGACCGCGCCATCGTGCGAGCGCGTGTAGGTGTAGCAGGCCACCGCGCCAAGCCATGCTTTCTTGATGCGGCTCGGCCCTTGGTAGGAAAGGGCGTTCAGCATGTGCTTCGTCGCGTCAGTCATCGCGGCGCAAACAATCCGAACTGCCTCGGCTGGCGGCGCTTGTGCGTGCGAATCGTGGAATGCAGCGTCAGCGAGAGAATGATCGCCCAGCATAGGACGGACGCGCCCCGGCTATACCAGCGCGGCATGTACCTGCTCCACGCTATAGGCCACAATCGCCAAGGCGCCGCCGTTCGCAGCCGTCTCAAGGAAATCAGCTTGGTCGCTCGATATCGGAGATTTCGCATCGCGCTTGACTTCGATGTACAGGGCCCGCCCGCCCTTGAGCAGGCCGTGAATGTCGGGGAAGCCGCGCACCGTGTTGAACCGCACGTAACGCTCAGCATCGGCATAGGAGCCGCGGTTGAACCGGCCGGCGAATACCACTCTGGGATGCACCGCGAGTAATTCAAGAATGGCCTTCTGGACATCGCGCTCCAAGAGCTTGCCGCTCTGCCCTATCGGCCCGCGCTTCTTCGGCAACGCTGGCAACGCGCTCTCGGGAAAATCAGCCTCGAAACGTGCGCGCTGCTCCGGGTCGCTTATCAGCGCCTGCATCGTCGCGCGGTTGCGCCGGGTCGTTACGCCGGGGTGCTCGCGTCGCAGCCCGCGCTTCCAGCGGCTCATACAAAAAGACCCAGCGCGCATGGGAAGGGGGGAGGAGAAAACTGCGCGCCGGGTGGGGAAAATCTCTGCATGTACCCTTCTGTGAAACTACTTGCGGCGGATGCTGTAGACCTTTGCTGGATTCTTTCCAGTTTTTTTCTTTACTCGCCTAGCAATTTCCTTCTGCACCAGCAGCGTTGCCGCTTCGTCGTCCGTGATCCCCTCTCGCTTCGCAAGTTGCTGGACCAATTCCATTTCTTTATCCGACAAATCGAGGGGTTCGGGCTTCGACAATTTTTTTAAACCGTTTAAAAACTACGGTTCAACTTTTGAAAAGCGCTGCTTGTGCGCCTTCGTTTTCGCCTCCTGAAGCCTGAAGATCAGCTTCACCAATGAGCGCAAGATGAGCAGAGTTGATAAGCAGATCACGGAGCAGCGGGGCCTTCTCGCCGCCGAGATAGTTGTTCGTGGCCTCGACGAGCGCGGCCTCGGCGTCGTTCAAATACAGAGTGACGCGGTGCTTGCGGATTTGGGAAGGATCGCCGTAGGCCATGTCACGCAAATTTCGGAAAGTAATGGGCGACGATCTTCTTCACCGTTTTCATCCTCGGGTTCGTGCAGAGATTATTTTTGAGGTCTCTGAGCGTGCCCGCCGGGACGCCGATTTCTTTTTCGAGCTCGGCGGGTGCTCGGGCATCAGCGCGTAGGCGCCTCAAGGCAGCGTCGTAAATGTCCATGCCGAGAAACTTAACGGAAAACCGCTTAGAATGCAAGCGGTATGCCGTTACCTCTGATTTTAGGCATTGTTTGGGGATGCCGAGGACTACCAAACCCATCAAGAAGAAAGCAATTAAGTCACAGCTCCAGGAAATATTTCTCAAGCGCGTCCATGAGGAAATGGCTCGACAGGGGATCAATACGACACAACTCGCTAAGCGCATCGGTGCGCCGCCGCAGACAACGCTGAACGATATCTTTAGCCGTCAGTCCGATCCGCGCCTTGAACAGGTGCATAAGATCGCAACCGCACTCCAAGTACCAGCGGTCGCTTTGCTGACCGAGCTAAAGGACTCCGGGAATATTCACAATCTCCCAGTGTGGCCTCCGATTTCAGGACGCGCTGATAATTTGCCCACCGGTAAGCTACGTGACAGTAAGAAAAGGCGCGCGTAATGTATGGTAGGTGACGGATCGAAGATTTAGGACCGAGCCCAAGCCAAACAACGAAGTCATCGAGCTTCTAGAGCGCACATTAGAAGCGGCCCGGCATGGCCGGGTGCCCTACATAGCGATCATCGCCGGCAATCCGGTGAACGAAGTTCAGCCCCTTTTGGCTGGGGATCTCTCGACGATCCGCGCCAATGCCCTCCTCGGCGGGCTCGCCAGAGCAGCGAATAACCTCCTGAAAGAGTAGCCGCCGCTTGCAGTATATGGCGCTGTTTCAGGCATTTCCACACCTAACGGTTTTCCGCTTGACAGACTAGCGGTTTACCGTTTAGCATTCCTCCATCGCCTCACTGAGCCGGGGCGAACTGAGAGGAAACGTGGATTATGACTATGAGGAATTCGAGCAGCAGATGGCAAGGTGGGCGCGAGACATGCTGGTCGTCATCGCTCTTATCGTCACTATGGTCCTCTTGACAGGCTGCACGGTGAACGCCCGCGAGCCGGTAGCAGGCTGGCCGCAGCTAGAGATCGTCGAGCACTACGTCGCGCACGCGGAGATGCGAAACCGCTGCGGGCTGTACATGGCACTCGGATCGGTGCCCGAGGCGTGCGCGGAGTTCGCGTTCTCGGCGGCGCGCTGCGACATCTGGCTGAGCGCCGACTTTCCGCCCGCGTCGTATGTGGTAGCGCACGAGCGGCAGCACTGCCTCGGCTTCGATCACGTCGGAAGCACCGCGATGAAGGACATGCTCGCAACCTACAGGGGGAAGTGATGATCCGAGAGCAAATCGAAGTCATCGTTCTGTTTCTGGTGCTGATTTCGTTCGTGGCCTGCAGCATGCTGGGGGCGGCATGAGTAAACAATTCGGCGCCATACCGAGCAAATTTACCTATCTGCTTAATGCTTTCGAGCAAGCTGCGCAATCAAAAACACCGTTCGAGGCGAAATACGCCTAGAAGCGGGCGGCGATTTTGGATTACGTTGCGAAGCTCGAAGTGTCTCGGTCGGAGACACCGACGAACACGCTGGAGTTGCAAGGCTCATTGCCGAAAGACGATCCGCGGCGGATCTTCGTCGAAGGTGCGAAGTGGTGGCAGTTCAATGCCTACGGCGCGACTGCTTTTGCAAGCGAGGTTGACGCGATGGAGCGCGAAGCGAACAAGCGCTATTTGCTCCCATCCGCTCCATTTGCCACTCAGGAGTCCCCGTGATGGACACCGCGCACCACGCCATGCAGGAAATTCTCGACACGATCTGCCCGCCAGACGACTTCCGCGCGCAGGTTGCGGAGATTGCGAATATGAATAAGAAGAATGGCGCGGCCGAGTTGCGCAATGAAGTCCTGCGCTGGGCGGCGGTGCATAGGAGCGAGCTGGAGCAGGCGGGGCTGCTGCACTCGCTGCTGAGGATGCTCGGGCAATGAACGGACGCCTGATGGACCCGCGCCGTCCCGATGGAACGTTCCCCTTCGAGTTCACCGACCGCGCGAAGCAGGACGTTCGGGCCACCTGGGACAGGCTGTGCCCAGGCTGGCGCGAGCGCAAAGCGCAGACAGAAACTGTGGTGCGCAGCATCAAGCCGAGGGTTCGGGCAAAAACATGAGAGAGGGGCAAGCATGAACTGGCTCATCAAGAATCTGTCCTGCCGCTGGTTAGGGCACAAGCGCGGGAAGCGCGAGGCCTTTAGCGAAGGCGGATTAGTAATGTTCCGTTGCCCGCGCTGCGGCGCGACCTGGACGCGCAAAGAACGCAAGGCAAAGGCGACATCATGACCGACCTAGAAATGACGAAGTTGTGTGCAGAAGCGATGGGAATTCCGCACAAGATTTCTACTGACCGACGAACTGGCGCTTTCGTCGAAATTATCAAAGAAAGTGATCCAGGCAACGGAGGCGAATTCGATCCTCTCCACGACGACGCGCAGGCAATGGCGCTGGTGAAGAAGTTTCGTCTTGAAATCCTTCCGGACGATTTGATTGATTTCAGGGTCAGGCCGATTGAAATGAATATTTGCACTTCATCCGATGACTTGAACCGCGCCATCGTTGAGTGCGTGGCGAAGATGCAGAAGGCGAAGGCGGCATGAGTTACGTCGCCCGCGTCGTGATCCCCACCGGCACCGCTTGGTTCCTTTGGCGCGGCAAGCATATGGCCAACCCGCGCGAGGCCACGCAGCACCAGCACCCGAGCGCAGCGCAACGTGCGGCGAACAGGTACAGGGCGAAGCACCCGCGCTGCATCGCCGACTGGATGGATATGAATGCGGATGGGGCGTCAGAGTGACTAACCGCGCCGCTTACGTGTGGATCGTGGAGATTCAGTTCGACGGTGATCGAAAATGGTCACCTACAGTTGCCGCAGCGTTAACTCGGTACGATGCGAGATTGAAGCGTGATGAGTGGAAGCGCAACAACCCATTCGAGAAATTCCGACTGAATCGCTATCGGAGGGTCACGAACGCGAACGCAGAGAGCACCTGAGTGATCGTCGGCTATGACGATCCCTGCGACCGCCCATATGGGCCGACGAATCCTGACTACGAAGGAGACACATTGAATACAGAAACCGACGCGCCCAGAATCATTGAGGTTGCTGGCAGTTATTCAAGCCGAAATGTGCCGACGCAGCAGCCGCAAGCAAATTCTCTTGTTCAGGCGCTCGCCATTGCCGCATCCGATCCGCGTACGGACATGGACAAAATGGAGCGGTTGTTCGCAATGCACCAAACGATGCTTAAGCAAGAGGCAGAGACGGCATTCAATGATGCGATGTCCCATGCGCAGGCGAAGATTCAGCCGATCGCACATAACGCGCTGAACACGCACACCGGCAGCAAGTACGCGAAACTAGCTGCGATCAATAAAGCGATCGTGCCGATTTACACTGCGGAGGGGTTGTCGATTTCGTTCAACTCCGCGGATTCACCGAAGCCAGAACAGCATCGAATCATTGCTCTCGTATCCCATTCGGGCGGGCATACGCGGCAATATCACATTGACCTTGCGCTAGACAGCACCGGAGCTAAGGGCGGCGTCAACAAAACAGCGGTGCAGGCAACAGGTTCGACGAACGCCTATGCGCGGCGCTATCTCACGCTCATGATCTTCAACGTCTCCACCGAGGACGACAACGACGGCAACAAAGAACTAATGCGCGAGATGGATGCTGAGGCGAAAGCGCAATTCTTCTCTCAGATCGAAGCGCTCAAAGACCTGAAATCCGCCGACGTTCTCTGGGCGATGATCGCCGACGAATGCACGAAGGCCGGCGACGTGCCCGCCTACGACGAATTGAAGGCCGCGATGGCAGCGCAGCGCAAGGCGCTCAAGAAAGCGGAGACGGCGACGATATGACTACTGCGATTGTTAGGTATATACAAGTTGAGGCTGCGCTCGCCGATCTTGCCGCACGCTACAAGGGAATTGTTTTCGATGTAACCGCTGCTAAAGGGATGCAGGAGGCAAAAGCCGCCTACAAGGAAATAAATACCTACAGTATCACGCTGGAAGCTGGGCGCGTCGAGGAGAAGGCCGAGAGCCTTGCCTATGGACGGTTCGTGGATTCAGAGGCCGCGCGCATAGCACGACAAATCGATGCCCTGCGCCTGCCAATCAAGGCACAGATCGAAACCGAAACAAAGCGGGTCGAGCGCGAGCAGGCGGAGCGCGTGCGGCTTGAGCAGGAGCGCATTCTTGCCGAGCAGAAGGCGCTGAAAGATGCCGAAGAAGCGCGCATAGCTGCGGAGCGCGCGGAGATTGCGCGTCAGCGGGCCGAGATGCAGAAGGAGGTGCAGGAACGCCTACGAGTCGAGGCCGAAGCCCGCGCCAAGATCGAAGCGGAGCAGCGGGCCAGCCGAGAAAAGATCGAAGCCGAGGAGCGTGCGGCGAGGCTGGCCCGCGAGGAGGCAGACCGCGCCGCGCGTCAAATACGCGAAGCGGAGGAGGCAAAAGCAAAGGTAATCCGTTACGCCGAAGAAGCTCTACTCAAGGCCGAGCGCGACCGCATCGAAGCGGAGCGCCGCGCCGTCGAGGAAATCAAGCGCAAGGAGCAGGCTGAGGCCGAAGCGAAAGCCAAGGCAATCCGCGATGCCGAAGAAGCCAAGCAGCGCGAGATACGCAGGCAGGCAGCGGAGCGCGAGGATGCGCGCGGAATGCTGACGACGTTCAAAAAACGCTTCGGCCATCGGCCAGAGTTTGCTGGCGTTGTTGAAGCTATTGACGCCTGCTTGGAAACCGCATGAGCGAGCAAGGCAGCGCGGAAATGGTTGGCCGGAAGTTCGGGCGACTTTCTGTCATGCGCAGATCAGGCCGCACTGACGACAATCATATTACGTGGGAATGCGCTTGCGACTGCGGAGGCAATGCCATTGTTCCAGGTCGTTACCTTCGTTCTGGCGGCTCAAAAAGCTGTGGTTGCCTACGCAAAAAAGCGTTGAACAAAACGACGCACGGCATGCGAAAGTCCACCGAATACAGCGTGTGGCGCGGAATGTTAACTCGGTGCCACAACCCGAAAGCAAAGGACCATTCAAAGTACGGTGCGAAAGGCATCAGAGTTTGCGAAGAATGGCGCACATCGTTCATCGAGTTTTACAAGCACATCGGGCCTAGGCCGCAAGGCACAACGATAGACCGCATAGACGGCACGAAAGGCTACGAACCAGGGAACGTGCGCTGGGCGACCGCTGCTGTACAGGGCCGCAACAAGATAGATGCCGTCTACGTCAATTGTTCGGATGGATCGCGCGTTCACATCTCGGACATCGCTGCGCGCCTTGGTATCACGCGAGGCGCGGCAAGCCTAAGACTGAAGCGGGGGAAACTACATGTCTGACGATGCTGCTGCTCAAGGTTCGGCGGCTTGGCTTTACGCCAGGGTCGGCTACTGCACCTGTTCGCGCTTCTGCGACGTGATTGCGAAGCTGAAATCCGGCAAGCCCTCAGAGAAGCGGCGGGCGTATCTCATGGAGCTGGTCGTCGAGCGCCTGACCGGGCAGCCATCGGATCACTTCGCTTCTGCCGCGATGCAATGGGGTGAGGAATGCGAAATCCGTTCACGCTGGGACTACGAGGCTGCGACCGGAGCGATGGTCGAGGAGGCTGGTTTCATCAAGCATCCGACGCTGAAGTGGGTAGGCGGCTCACCTGATGGCCTGATCGACGACGACGGCGGCTGGGAATCGAAGTCGCCGTTCAATTCCGCTAATCACCTGTACACCATCCTGGACGGGATGCCCGAGGAGCATGTCCCACAGGTCCAGGGCCTTATGTGGATCACCGGGCGCAAATGGTGGGATTTCCAATCCTTTGACCCGCGCCTGCCGAAGCCTCTGCGCCGCTATGTACAGCGCATCCAGCGCGACGAGGAGTACATAGCGGCGCTAGAGGCCGAAGTAATTACATTCAATGCAGAAGTGGCGGAGTTGGTGCAACGCCTGACTGCGATGCAGACCGAGCCCGCCACGATATGACCCCCACGGGCACGGGCGGCTCCACCATCTTTGTCAGTCGTGCCAATGGGGCGCAAAGATCGTGAGCCTGCGAACGTACTACCTCGACAAGCGGCTGGCCAATGGCATCGTGAAACTGTTTGCCAATGGCTACCGCGACCTGTGGACGCGCGGCCGTATCCGTGGGCGGGACAAGCGCTGCATGGTGACTGGCAGCGTTCTAAAAAGCGGTATGCAAGCCTGGAGGCCGATCACGAACGGCAATAACCGCATGGACAGGATCAGCGATGCTGGAATCGCGCAGCTTGAGAGCATCGCAGCGGTGAATCCGCCGAAGTAGGTATCGAACGAATCACTTTTCATAGGAGGAATAGCGATGGGCTGGAATCAGGGATACACGATCTACCAAGCGACCATAGTCGCGGCATACAACGCCGGGAAGCTCGACAAGGAACTGCTGGCGGCCATCATGGAGTCGTACCGCGGTAGCGACATCGACCACGGCGGGGACGTTGGTCTACTGACGAAAGACGGCAAGAGCGCGGATCAGGTTGCCGTCGAAGCCTTCGGCCTTAAGTGGCTGGAAGAGGACGAAGACGGAGAGAAAAACTACGAGGCATTCAAGCAGGTATCCGATCACTTCGGATGGTGCTGAAGAGCGCGACTAGTGACCGAGGAGAAACGATGAAAAACACGACCGGCCTTTACAAGCATCAGCGCGACAACCAGGGCAAGCGCCAGAAGCTATCCGCCGCCTCTCCGAAGAGCGTAGTCATTGCTCGCGTGAAGCGTCGTATCCCGAACGCAGGGGCGGAATTGTCAGCAATGTGGGGCTGGCGGATCATGGACTACACCGACCAGCGCAACCCTATCCCGCTAAATCGTGGTTGCAAAACGGAAGCTGCCGCATGGAAATCTCTGGACCACCGAGGAGTAGTGCGATGACCAAAGAATCCCCTGCCACACGCGGCGAAGACCTTTTGCGAGAGCTACTGATCGCGATCGAGAAGCGCTGGGATGGCGAGAGCGACCGCAAGCGCGCCAATGCGATCTCCCCGCGCATGGAGGAGTGCATCACCGAGGCGAAGAAGTTCATCAATCGCCCGCCTTCCGCTTCCGCCATTTCTCTACCAAGCGATGGCCCCGGGTTGCTCGCGACCAAGGCCGACATGGCTTTCGCGCCTTCGGAGACACCGGCAAGCGATCCCCTTGCCGCCTCCGGCAAACCGATAGCGCCGCAGACTGAGACGCCGACGCTCGCCCAAGATATAGCCGATGGAAAATATACGATGTCGCCAGAGACTTCCGCCCCATCTGCCATCGAACCAATCATCAACGCCTGCGGCTCGCGGGCACTTTATGCGAGCAGTAATACTTGCATGGGCCTGAAGATTATGGCCAGCAATACCGTTCCCGCAGGCGAAGTCCATATCAGAGACGCGAGTGGAAAACTTGTCGGGAAGATCATCAATGTCTATTGAACGCACTGGGCAGAAAAAGCGCCGACCGGTGATGCGCTATACACCAGAAGCTATTGCCTCCGCTCTGCGCATTTTTATCAAGAGCGGTTCTGCTAACGGCAATGAGGAAATGCGGCGGCACCTTCTTAAGTTTTCTGACACCCTTGCCAAGCAAGCGGCTTCCGCACCACCACGCGTTCTGCCGAAATCCATGTGCGAGCAGACCGTGCGCAAGGTGCTGGCTGACTACGAGTACGTCACGCCACCGCATCTACGAGACAGCGGCGTATTGGCGGATCGCATCGTTGAAGCCATAGCTTCCACACCCTCCCACGAACTACCGATCAATGCTGCCTCGCAGGAGCGCAGTGCGGAAGCTTCTAGCCCGGTGCTGGGCGAAGCTGGCAAGGTCATGCAAAGCGCGGAACCGCACACGTCCCGCGTACCAAGCCAGGAAGCGGAAGCACCCTGCGAGGCGGCTCCACCCACCATCGAGGCCCCCGGCTGCGCGTACTGCATGAGCTGCCCTGATCCGAAGTGCCCGGCTCGCGCTCGGAGTAAAGAGTGCTGCGGGGAATGGGACACGCTCGGCACGCGCTGCGAGGACTGTCCGTCCGCTCCCGCGCCGCTGGCCGGCGAGACGCCGGAGACGGACCTTTGCGACGCTTGCGGTGGGACAGGAAAACCCGTGAGCGGGTTGAAGTGTATGTGTGGCGGCTCCGGAAAGATGAGTGACGCTGCGCGGTACTTGCGAGAGCGGGTAGTCGAGCTTGAGCGCGAGCTTGCCGAAAGAATGCCGTCCGCAATCGAGTATAAAAAAGGCGATCCAGCCGGGAAGTGCAGCGTATGCGGCGGCAGTATTTTTTGGTACGTGAGCCATCCTTGTCCAAGCTCCTCTACAGACGGTGGGGCGAAGACGTGAGTGATCCGAACGAAATCGTAGGGCACAAGACGTTCGCCACTGGCGAGATATGCCCGGAAACAGGGATGCCGAAGTTCCGCCATGAACCGCTTACGCGAGCCGATGCGGACGCGCTTTGGGCATCCGTAGAAGCTGCGAAGGCGAAGCGAGCGACTGACATGCCGACCGAACAAGACGCGGTGAATGCGTTGTGGCACGCGCAACAGCGCCTCAAGGAATTGGGGTGGGACGAACCACAGAGCTACAGGTCGCATCCGCTTCGGCAGGATGGCGTCACGGCGAAGCTGGTCGAGTTTTCAAGCTCTGGCATCCACGAGGGTTACTACCACTCGGTCAATGGCAAGGATGTTTGGTGGATCGGGCCTGATGGTTGTCCGTCGCATCCCATCCTCGTGCGCAGTGTAGATAGTAGAACAGGAGCGGACAAATGATCGAGCGCTCCCTCGGCATCATTGGCGGCATCCAATTCATTCCGGTAACGCCAGATCACGAGCACTACCCGGATGCGCCGATGACTCTCATGGTCAGCGATAACAAGAAGTACGCCTACGTGCGGATCGACGAGTGGCCGGATATCCGCGCAACTTTGGAGGAGGTGACGCTCCCCCGATACGTATCGAACACTTCACCAAAGGAGTAGACATGTACGTCGAAGAGATTGCCCGCGTAGCACACGAAATCAACCGCGCCTATTGTGAGGCGCTTGGTGACACCAGTCAGCCGGTATGGGATCTCGCGCCTGAATGGCAGCGCATGAGTGCCATCAACGGAGTGCAATTCCATATCGACAACCCGAGCGCTGGCCCGGACCACAGTCATGTTGAATGGCTGAAGGAAAAGGAAGCAACCGGCTGGAAGTACGGACCCGTCAAGAATCCAGAAACCAAGGAGCATCCATGCTTCGTTCCCTACGATCAGCTTCCGGCCGAGCAAAAGGCAAAGGACTACCTGTTTCGCGCCGTCGTTCACGCTCTCGCGTAAAGAGCTATCAATGCGGTCACATCATGAACTGCCCAAACCGAGGGCCCCACAAGGGGTTCCGCTGTTTGTCGTGCAGTCTGACGATGAGCGCATGAAAGTGTTCGACGACATACACCGCGAAGGAGACAAAGCCATGAGCATCGGATACGGGGACGTTTGCGAGGCCGAGACGCCAGAAGAAATGCGAATCCGATTTAGCCTTCTGCTGAAGGAGCTATGTGAGCGCGAAGGCGGCACGCCAGAATCGCACCGGGCGATCCAGCTATCGAACGTCGGCTACTTCTCGGGCTACTACAGCAGCGCCACGGGGAAGCGCGTCCTCGATTGGCTTGGCGCAGCGCATCCGATCTTCGGCACGTCGCACGCGGACGGCACGCTCAAGCAGGAACAAGCCCTGGAATCCGGTGGAGTCCATCGCATGACGCTTCGCCGTGCCCTGAAGGGGGCGGATAAGCTTTTCGGGGATTGCCCCTGCGACTTCTGCAACATGGTACGCGAAGACGGAAAGATATGGAGTCAGCATTCGCATAGGACACAAGAGCGATCCTCGGAGCGAGATGCCAAGATGAATCGGACGAAAGAATGAAAGCAGCAATGTTCCAAACACTTTCCCTGATCGTCGGCGGCGCAGTCTGCGCTGGGCTGGCCGTTGCCGGCATGACCAGCCCGGTATGGTTTTGGTGCGTTGGCATCTACACCGGATACGCAATCATCTGGTCAGGGGTATGTGCGCGATGAGCGACACCGTGAAAGTCGGTCAAAAGTGGCTGGCTCCGAGCGCCACCATGCCGGTGCGCGTCATGGCCGTTTCCGAGGGCTGGGCGATGGTGCGCCACAAGGGATGCACGCCGTTCATTCTGTACACCAATATGATGACAAAGCTATACGAGCAGGTGAAGTGAAGAATCCCACCTCAAACACTGGAGCGACGTGAGCGCAGTCCTAGAGATGCCGCTGAAGGCCAAGGAAGCCGCCGAGTTCGTCGGGCTGCATCCGGTGACTCTGATCGAGCGAGCCCGCCGCGGTATCATTCCAGGCGCCGCGAAGCCTGGGAAAGAGTGGATCTTCCCCTTGGAGGGGCTTCGGGCCTACCGCAACTCATTGAGCCCATGTCCATTTACCGGCGAGGCCGCATCTGGTGGATCGAGTTATCCACGCAACGCGGCCGAATTAGGCGCTCTGCTGGCACTCCCGACAAGAAAGCCGCGCAGGAATACCACGAGAAGGTAAAGGGCGAGATATGGCGACAGGAAAGGCTCGGAGAAAGTCCCCCGGTAACTTGGGGCGAGGCGGTCGCAAAGTGGCTCGCCGTGAAGCCGCGTGGGTTGCCAGACCGATACCGAATAGCTGCTCTGTCTTTTTCACCGGCGGCTTCTATACCATTTTCCCAAGGACAATTGAATATTCTGTCCTCAATGACCCCCGGGACTTTCAACCGAACGCTGGCGTTGATAGTAGCAATCCACAACGCCTCGGGGATGACGCCGCCAAAGGTCAAGCGCCAAAAGCAGCCCGCCGGCCGGACCCGCTGGCTGACCTCCGAGGAGTGGGACCGACTCCGCGCCGCCCTGGAGGTCGAAAGCCCGCTTCTAAGGCAAGCCGCCGAGTTCACCCTCGCAACCGGACTCCGCGAAAATAACGTCCTAAACCTAGAATGGGGCCAGATTGACCTACGCCGTCGTGTGGCATGGCTCCACGGCGACCAGATGAAGGCGAAGAAGCCCTTGGGTGTCCCGCTCAATGACGCAGCCTGCGAGATCCTGGGCGAACGTAGGGGGTGCCACAAGGATTACGTGTTCGCCCATCCAGATTCCGGGAAGCCGCTCTATAAGGCCAGCAACCGGGCATGGTATAAGGCGGTCAAGACGGCCAAGCTCAAGGGCTTTCGCTGGCACGATCTACGGCATACCTGGGCGAGCTGGGCGGTTATGTCAGGAGTCAGGCTGGAGGAGATCCAGCGCCTGGGCGGCTGGGCAACGGCACAGATGGTCCAGCGATATGCCCACCTTTCGACCGAGCATTTGGCCGAGGCCGCGGCCCGCGTAAAGCCAGTCTCGCTACGCTACAATGCGCCTCAAGCAGGGTTGGCTCCCACAGCCACACCCACAAAGGGTCGTTAGCTCAGCGGTAGAGCACTGCTCTCACACCGGGTTACTCATAGGGCGGAGTCTTGGAGATTCCTAAGCGCCGCATAGTGAAGCGAAGTCTGAAAACGCCGTGGGACACCCACAATCATACCCACAGCCTACCTTCGACCTGAAGCGCGAGTGCGGGAGAGGCCGGTGAGAATCCGATAGTGCCTCAGTTTGAAAGTAACGGTTGATGAGGTTTTCGCAACGCGTTGCTAGACTGACTACATGGCGAAGCCTAAGCGACCGCGAGACGTAAACCAGCTAGCGAAAATGATCGCGGACCTTTCTACTGGCGAGCAGACTGACCCACTACCCGATGCCGGGAAAGACCCTGCTGCTGTAGAACGGGGCAGGCTTGGTGGCCTCAAAGGTGGTCCGGCGAGGTACAAGCGCCTGTCCGACGAAAAACGCAGAGAAATAGCTCGACGAGCCGCCAAAACTCGCTGGTCTAAGAAGTAGCAGTTTCCGCCTCAAGCATCCCTTTCTGTTTCAAGCCATTGATTTCGTGCGTCTATAGCTACCCATTTATGCATATAAGCCCATATCAGCTATGCAATGCTGCATATGGAGCAAAAAACCAACAAATGGGCCGCGCATTCGAATATACTGCGAACCTCGGAGATTCCGCGAGCTACCAATGGCGACCTTTAAAACCAGTACGCAGCAAATGCTTGAGGCCGTTCGTGCCGAAAAGAATCAACTGAAAGAGCGTCTCGCGCAGCTAGAAGAGCGAGAGAAAACGATTCTCGGTTGGCAGGCCGAAGAAGAACCGCAACAAGAATTGCCTATGGATGGTCGGCCCAAGTTGCGACTCAAAACTAAGCTCTCGCTCGACGGGTTTCTTCGAGAAGCAATAAAAGACCGCAAGCCGCGCTCAAACGAAGAGCTGGCTGAATTAGGAAAGCTGCGGGGCGTCCTAGAGGGCCATGTTGATCTTCGCTCGGTTCACGCGACGATGATGAGCTTTATGAACGCCGGGCTAGTTAAGCGTGAAAACGAAAAGTGGGTGGCCGTTTAGAACAACGGCGTGACAGGCAAACAAGGAGGCGCTATGCGTAGAGTACTGACACACCTACAGCTGCGACTGAAACCGCCCGGTTAGCAGCTCGGGATAGTCCCCAAGCCGGCAGCTCCCGCTAGAGATCGACCGGCCCGGGGCAAGGTGGGACTCAACCTTTACCCCCGCTCTGGAACCGAGCGGGGGCTTTTTGCAGCCGCCATTGTATCCCAACCGGTTGCTAAAAATGCCTGTTTCATATGGGCAGGAATGGTGTTTGCAACAATCAAACTGAACTTAATGCTTGACAACCTCCAAGCTTAAACTGATACTTATGCTTGAGAGGTCCAATCATGAACCGCCTGCCAATCGAGAAGCGAGTCCAAATCCTGGGATGTCTGACCGAGGGAATGTCCCTCCGAGCCGCGTCCAGGCTGGCAGACGTGAGCCTGAACACGGTCACGAAACTCCTGGTAGACGTTGGCGCGGCATGCAGATCAAGATAAGGCACTACCGAGAATCCGCTTTCGTTACCCGAAAGTAGATACAGTTATATAATTTCGTCGGGTGACGGATGCTGCACAACTGAGTGCAAGGCGCTCGGCTGGTTAGTCGGTGGAGTTGCTCCGTTCGATTCGGAAACTCGGCGCTTTCAGGACGTATCCGTTGCCCGCTAACCCTGCTTCACCAGCCGCCCGAAGATCGTCAGGAACGCGAGCACGCCCATCCCCGAGTGAAACAGGGTCGGGCTGAGATACTCCTGCATCGCCGGGAAACTCTCGTACAGGACCGGAGCTGCTGCGAGCAAGGCCAAGCCCCGCACCGAGAACCACTTGTGCGCCTGCTTATAGTCTTTGACGAGTTTCATTTGTGCCATCCATTGATATACAGCCACATGTACATCACGACGCCGAACGCAATGACGGCCAGGGTTTTGAACGAGAACCAGCCGAATTCCGCAAAGCGCTCCTTCAGCCATTCGCTCAGGGCGGCTTTGAAGACCTCCTTGCGCTCTTCAACGCTGGTGTGATCGCGCAAATACTCGATGATCGCCTGCTTCGAAATCTGGCGATATTCATCTACCGTCAAGAGCTTGCGTTCTTCGTCAGCCATATAGGGAAATCGAAAGGAAGGGGTCGTCATCTTGGGTCATCCAGGACTCCTCGATAAGTGTGCATACGCACTACTTCCGCGAGCCGGTTTGGGGTTAGGCTTTCCATCCCGCCGGTTGGGGGGAGGGCCTTGTCCTGGCGCGGCTCAGCGCGCAAAGGGGCCGCGGCGGTTAGCGCCGTCACGGTCGCCCTCTTTGATTCTGTTCCCGCTGGTTTGCCAAGATGCTTTGCTGCAGAATCGCCTCCAGCGTACCCTGCGGCCTCATTGCAGGTTCGTATGATGGGCGGTTGAAATTCTGCTGGTACGTGTCGGAAAGAAGGCCAGATCGCACACCGCCCCTAGCAAATGGGACTGCTGCAAGCGCAGCGCCATAAGGCCCCATGTAGTGCGAACCCTCGACGCCAAGCGCTGCCGCCACGGGCCAGTTGAGAGCGCTGACCCCGGCAGCAGGGACTTTCGACCCCTCCCTAGTGAATTGCCGCCCAGGCCCTTCCGCGAACTTTGCGATGGTTTCAAGGTTTCCGGTCAATGGTCTGCCGCGGTCGAGTGCCCTGCCGATGATCTGAGCGTCCACATTGCCATTGCCAAGATTCAGGGCGCGCTCAATGTCGAACGTCTTGGCGATGTAGGTACGGGATTCGCGGAGTTGCTGCACGAGTTCCGGCTTGCCGGCGCTGGTTGCCTGCCGCTCAATTAAACGCTCAAGCATTTCCGCTTTCTGATCCAGCGCAATTGCCTGTCGTTTCGCTTCCGGTACGCCCTGCATATCCCAGTTCCGCCATTGATCCTTAGCCTGAGAGCGCGCATCCCGAAGTACCTGCAACGCCCTGTCGGCCACAGGGGAAAGCGCAGCTACTTGCCGGTATGGCTCGGATGCCTGAGTCCGCAGCTTGTCGAGTAGCCCTTCCGTGATGGGTGCGTTTTCGGGGACGTGAAGGCCCTTTTCAGGAACCGTGAGTTCCTCACGGGCGAGTCGATTCGTTACCTGCTGGTTCTTTAGATCGGCCTCCTGCTTCAGCGCCGATTTTCCTGCGAAACTCTCCACCGCATTGCCTACGGCAGTCGGTTTAACTGCCGATGGTGGCAGGACATACCCGGCATCTTGGGCATCCTTGAGCGTTGCATCGCGGACTGTGTTCTGCGCCTTCTGTGTTGCAAGGGTCGGAGCCCTCGCTGCGTTGAAAGCCGCCGTAGCCGCACTGGGGGCAAGCGCCCCAACACCAGCCCATTGCGGACCGCCTATCTTCTCAGCGGCGATCGACGCTGCTGCAGGCAATACTCCGCCGGGGATAAAACCGCCGCGCGAAGCCATGTCGTAAGCAAGCGTGCCAATTTTGCTTTTTGGGTCCGGATTGTCCGGATTCAGCGCCGACACGCCAGTTTTCCGCATCAGGTTCGCGTAAAACTCAGGCCCGCCTGGAACATCGATTGTGCCAGGCGCAAGATCCGGCCTGCCAGCAGCAGTAGCCGCCGTTCCAGCAATCATCCCCGGAGCGTTTACGAGCCCCTTCAGGATGGTCGCTGGAGTACCTAGCGCCCCGGCAGCGAAGTTCGCAAGGCCCGCCGTGGCGTGCATGGGCTGCCCCTCTGCTGGTGGCACCGCGCGCAGCCGCTTGATCTCCGTAGCGAACGCCTGCGCGTCCTCCGTGTTGCCAGCGTCGTCGGCTTTCACGAACGCAGCTTCGAGTTCTGGAAGGCTCGTCATTACTTGTACTTTTTCAGCCTATCCTCGATGGATGGCGCGGCTGGTGCAGTCGGTGTCACAGCAGCAGGCTCATTTCCAGTCACGGCCCGGCGCGTAGCGGTCCGCACGTCTCCAGGTGCCGCTCGCGCCGCCTTCATCTCCTGTTTCATTACGTCCATGACTGCTTGTACCTGGGCAGGGCTGTCGGCCTGTGCGAGCATCTCGCGGGCGTGTTCCTTGTCAGATACTGTCGGCACGCCGCTCGGACTGATCGCGCGGGCATACACGTTGACGAGGGAGTTAATAGCCGCCCCGAACGCCTTAACTTCAGGCTGTCCGGTTTGTGTCTCAAATGCCCGAAGTGCGGCGTTGATAGGGACAAACTGCGTGCGCTCGAATGCCTTAGAGCGCTGTAGCACGATGTCGATCATCTTTTCGGCTTCGGAGGATGCAAGCTCAATCTGCGCGGCGCGCTGCCCAACCGTGCGCGAGCCGGACATGATCCCCGCGAAGTCGGCCATCTGCGCCGCAACGTCAGCACCGCTCCAACCCTTTTCCTTGGCGACCTTTTGAATTTCATTCTGCAGCGCAATTCGCGCGGTCGCATTCCGCGCATAGCCAGCAATCGCCTGCCTGTCCCCGGTTAGATATTGCTCGGCGGTCATTCGTAACGCTTCTGGAGTGAACTGACCAGCTCCAGCGATAGATGGGTTAAAAGGAGTTTTGCCGACAGCCTCCGAGCGAGGCACCAGGACAGGCTTTCCATCTTCGCCAATAATCGCGGATAGCGGCTCTTGTGGGCGATTCCAGCGCGCTGCCTCCGCTGCACTCTTGCGCTCGAGCAGCGTCGTATTCTCCTTCGCAAGGCTCTCATAGGCTTTCTGCCAGTGAGCCGCCATCGCAGGGGTCGCTGGCGAGGAATTCGCCATTTGCTGCATCTGCTTCGCGCGCTGGGCAATGGACGGGATCTCGCTTTCCATCAGGCCGGCGAATGTGCCGCCTTCGCCTCTCGCAAGCGCATTCTTGGCACGCGCGTCGTTCAGCACCTTATCGAAGGCCGCGCGCTGCTCAGGTGGAACCTGCTCTGCGCTCGGATTCGTCCAGCTTGTGCCGGGGATCATCGCCTGACCGCCGGTATCCGCGACCAGCTTCAGGCCGGCTTGATCTGGCGGCGCCGACTGGACCGGAGCAGGCGCAGGGCTTTGGATCGCCTTCATCTGCATCTGCGCGTCAGCCGCAGCAGTAGTGGCATTGCGGCGCTTGTCCGCCAAGGCCGCGAGCGCCGCCGCCCCAGGGTGCCCCTTGATAGCCAGCGCCGTAATCAACGGGTCAAGCTGCTCGGGCGTGCCGCTTCCACCAACCATTGCCCCACTGAGTTTCTTCATCAACTCCTGCTGCTGCATCGCCTCCAGCATCTTCTGTAGCGACATCGCGTTGGCGACATCGCCATGCTCCCGCAGCCGATTCTGCTGATTCTGCGCCTCGTAGCCGCTGAGGAATGGTATGCCAGCCAAGACGCTTTCGAGAGAGCCGGCCATTAGTAGAGCCCCTGTCTACGCAGCTCGGCCAACTGCTCGGCGAGCGATTGAGGCGGATTGAAAATGCTATTGGCCGAACTGCCAAGCGCGTTGAGTACGTTGCTTTGCGCCCCGATTGCGCCGCTTGAGGCCGCCGGTGCCGCGGCGGTCAGCGTGCCGATGCCGCCCGTGTTCGCGTTCTGCTCGCGGAATCGCTGCAGCGCCGGGAACGCGAATTTCGAGTTGATGTCCGTGAGCGTCTGACCCCAGGCGTTCGGGCTACCTGCTGGATTGCCGTTGACCGACAGGCCGTGCAGCGTCGCCTTCGTGGTCAGGTCTAGAGCATCCTTGTATCCGGGTTCATTCGCCATCGTGAAGCCGGGCGCATAGCTCGCCTCGTAGCGAGCACGCGACGGTGCGCCTACGGAGAAATACTTGTCCGCGAGAGCCTGCAGAGAATCGGCCTGCTTATTCGCGGCGACTGCGCCGATGACGCCGGGGGCTGCTCTGCCAGCCGCTTTCAACAGCGCTGTCAAGGCAGAGGCTGGCGTGACCCCGAACGTCTTCGCCATGTCCTGCGCCTGCTGCAACATACTCGGATCAACGCCCGCTTCGGTTCCGTTGAAGAATGCGTTCGTATTGCCGCCGCTGAAATTCGATCCAAACGGATTGTCGCCGGTTCCGTGAAAGACATCGCCCGTGTTCGGATCGAAGTTATAGCCACCCGTGATGTCCAGCCACGGCTCGGCCGTCGCGGCTGGCATTGACGCGCCATCAACCGCCGTCGCATCGGTCATCGTGTTGGCATAGTTGCTGGCATCTGCATACATGGTTCCGCCGACCGTACCGCCTGCCGGCGCTGCAACAGACGCCCCTCCGGCCACAGCTTCAGGAGACGCCATTCCCCCGTATGCCTCCCCGAGGCCGTAGTCAGCCCCGGTTGCCGCTCCACCATATGCAGCTCCCAAATAGCCGCCGAGCGCCGTCCCAATGACGGAAAGACCGCCGCGCATATCCCTCAGCGCTGGCCCGATTCCGGACCAGGCATCATACTGATCTGTCTTCGGTGCCATCTGCGGGCCGGTCCACCACTTCGCGCCCTCGGTCTGCCAAGGTACGCCCGCAGGGTTATCGTTGTAGAACCCGACGCCGGGACCAAAGGGATTCGTTGAATTGAGATCCTGCTGCGCGTTTTGCGCTGCTGTAAATGCCGTATATCTCGGGTCCGCGGTGTACGTCTTCGCCGCTGCGTCTCGATACTGCTGCTGATCGGTCGGAAGATTTTGATTCCAATATTCCCATTGTGGACTCGAATCCTGGCCAGCGACGTTGCGCCCCCATTGGCCATTTTCAAGCCGTATATAGCCATTAGCTTCCGGGCCTTTCAGGAAATCAGCAAGAGAGAGCATATTTATCCGATCTCGTATTGACCGCAGAGCAGAAATACATTGCCGCTCGCTCCCTGCGCCGGGAGGTAGCAGCGGCTAGTCGTCACGTCGATATGGCAGACGCCAACCGCTACGTTCGTCGTGTCGTTCGTCATCGTTGCGATCCCCGCCAGCCCCTTAGCCGCCACTGGAAGTGTGAGGTAATCAGTCCCCGCGACCGACGCGATTGAAGTAGCCGCACTGAATTGGACCTGGAACTGGAGCGACTTCCCGACGATCCGGTAGCGCCCGCTGTACGAAGTCGCGCCAACCACCGTGAGAGAACCGAAAATAGGCGAGAACTCACGCCAGCGGTCGATCCCCAACAGATCGAGCCACGTGAACGATTTTTCGTCAACGGTGACGTTATCGAGCGCATTCAATTTCCTACCTCAAGCTCGCCCTCTGCGCGCTCTAGGCGCATCGGCGTATTTGCAGCGTGCGTAAACACCCACGCTCGGCTCCGCGCCGAGCCTAATATCGTGAGTCGCCGGTGTTGGTCCGAGAGGTCTACGGTGCCGAGCACATCGTATGTTTGGTAGTCGTCATCTGAAACAGATACCGTTAGCGGAGACGCGCTTGTCTCAACGTCTCCAATGATGTCAAGGAAGGAGTAGAACTTCCACCTATTAGTCCCCTGGTCCTCTCGCGCTGTTTGAATCCGCGCCGTGTATGCAACGCCGGCATCCTCGAATGTCAACGACGCATGGTTCTGCGCATAGACTTTGCCTGACGTGCTGACGTTGCTGATTGCGTAATTGACCATCGTTCCGCCCTGCGAGATCCCGACAACCTTGTACCAAAGCGGTGTCGTGGAATTCCACTCAAACCAGAACTTCTCCTCGACGCAGTAGGCGAATGTCGTCGGCCCGGCGCGGACCAGCACGAACGAATACCCGTAGTGACGGATCGTTGTCATGCTGATATTCGACGCGCCCGCGAGGATCAGGATGGCGTCTACGGCAGGCTCGGATACCCGCGACAGGGTTCCGTCGTACTGGAATATGGATAGCCCGCCCTGCGGAGTCGAGCCACACCACCAGAACGTATCTGAAATCTGCGCGATAGCGTCAGCGGAAACTGCGCCAACCTTCACGGTTTTCGCTGATGCCCTAGCGAGCGGGAACGGAGACAGCCCGGCGTTGTACCAGAACTCCATTGACTCCGTGCCTAGCGTCACAACGAATTCTTTGTGTATGAGAGAGGCCACGCCCTTGTCCGGACTCGTATTTGCCGAGTCAAAGCTGTTCGATGTCCAGCCGGTCATCGTGTTGATGTCGCCAGCGTATAGAAATCCGTCCGTCGTAAACACGCAAGCGAAGCCCTTCAGGTGCGCGAACGTGCCCGCTATGATCTTCCCGGCATTACCAGGAAAATCCACGTCCGCAATCTTCGTCGGCACCCCTACGCCGGTGTCGTAGTACCAGCCGGTGTTATCGTTCGACGTGATCGTGACAGTCGGAGTCGTGCTGCCTACGACCGATTCCGTGATCCCGGTAACGCGCCCGGTAATCGCCCCGAGCAACGTATTCCCGTTATAGATATTTGAGTTCGTCGAGCCGAAGCCCGAGATGAGGTCAATACCCGATGCGCCGCCAGTCCAGACGAGGAGCGCATAGCCAAGATTCCCGGCCCAAGGTGTGAACGCAGTCCCGAATCCTGGGCGCTTGACAATGCCAACCAGCTTCCCATCTTTCACCCGAAAGCAGTTGATGTAGCGCGTATCCTTGTCGGTCGGTTGCGAGGTTTTCCCTACAATCATTAAACCGGCGATGCCCGTTCCGACGTAGCCCGAAGTCGAGTCCGAGGCGTTCACCGCCGAGACGCGCGTGTTGTAAGGCCCGGAGAGTGGTACCTTATAGAGCTTCATGCACTACCTCATAAACATCGCTCTCGCCATGGGGGTACTTATTTCCATTGGCAATTTGGTGCTGTTTATTCTGTTCGGCGGGGGCTGGACGTAGCTTCACAACATCACCTATTACCTCCGCGCCCAATTAAAACCCATCGTCGCCACTGCGTATAGATCGACGGTCGCAAGCGACGAGCGCGCGGCAATAGTTCCGGTAGCGCTCGTACGAATACGCAAAGCACTTACCGCCGTTGCTGCTATTTGTGATTCATAATTTTCTAACGGTGCTGCTGAACCACTTGGCGCCAAATCAGTTTGATCCGGGCAGTAAATCCAGTTGAAGCTAGAAGCTGAGGCATCGGAGATTCTGACGTTCAAGCTAGCAGTTACTGAAAAGTTGAGTGGCACCTTCACTGCGTCTGTACGCCGCGTTGTCGTAAGCGTGTTCGCGAGATTGATATCGAGTGTCGGAGAATCCCATATTAGTTCCAAGCCGCCGCCTTCAGTCTCGTAGGTATGAAATAGAACAATCGTCGCGCCGACACGTTTGAACCATCCGATTAGCCGCTTCAGCGTGTAGTTCGCCGGCATCGTTGGTGCAGTCGAGGAGAGCGAGAACAACACGTCCACGACGCCAGTATCAATGCGGATAATCAGCCAAATGTAGTAATCGCTGTTTCCTATTGACCCGGTATCGAGTCCTCCAGCGCCAGTCCCTACTGCCCAGGCCGCGTCGAGTTGCTTCGTGATCGCCGCCGATAGTTGCAGCAGCCGCACGTTCGTAGAATCAACGGCCTCGCCCGCGGAAATCGTGATGTCGTTTGTCTGATCCCCGCCGCCAGCGCCATCGCCGTTCGCGTATGTCAGCCCTGCGATGTAACTGCGCGGGTGCGCCTTAATGGCGACTTTCGCGGCGGTAACATCCGCAGCATCAGCAAAGATCGTATAGTTCAGCCGATTCAGATCGTTCATCGTGTCGGCTGTGAGGAGGGTCACACCGTCCACATAAACCGTGTCGCTCACGCTATGCCCCCTCTAGAATGTTGCTGCGAGTGCCACCGGCAATCCCGGCAGGCATCCGCAGCA